TGGCTACCAAGAAAATCGAAAATGCGGCCGGTGGCGGGGTATCGTACCGGCAGGGCGATGTCAGTGTAGATACGACCGGCGCGGCTGCCGCCCTGCGTGCCAGCTCGGATAGGCTGAACACTGATTACCTGGCAGCGGTTGACGCTTATATTGGCACGGTCCTGGTGATGGAATGAGCAGCATCAGCGAGGCGCTGACAATGGTCCTGAACGACCGCTCGCAGAGCATCGTTCTGCGCAGAGCCGAGACAACCCTGGCGGCGCAGTCGTTTCGCGTTGAACGGATTTCGAAAGCCGCCCTATACCGGGATGACGCCAGCCGTGAACGGCGCAGCGATGTATGTCTGCTGGGGGCCGCGAATGCCGATATCGCAATTGGTGACCGCTTCAATGCGGATGGCGGGCTGCTCTACCAGGTTAACTTTATTCAGCCCAACCGGACCTATGCGACCCTGGCTGAAGCGGTGGTGGTCAAATGAGCGGATCCGGTTTTGTGTGGGTAGAATCGCCCGAAAATATCGCAAAAGGCTTTATCGATTATGGTAACAAGGTCGAAGCTGATCTATATGCCATTGCCGGAAAGTGGGGCCAGGATGTGCAGGATGCAGCCAGGCAGAATGCGAAATGGGAAGATCGGACCGGTAACGCTCGCAGCGGGATTTTTTATGCAGTCGATGGTCTGGGGATGGACACGATCCTGGGAGAAGCCAGTGCCGGGGCAAAAGCCTTGATGTCTGACACGAGTGTAGAGCAGGGCAGCGCCAAAGCGCTGATCATCATCATTTCGCACACGGTGTTTTATGGCAAGTACCTGGAATTATCAAACGGTGGCCAGCTCGCCATCATCATGACCAGCATCGAAGAAAACTTGCCGCGCCTTGAACAAATGGTGCAGCAGATCTTCAAAGGGTAATTTTATGGCAACTTTGTGGTCCAGAATAGCAAATATTTTCAATACCCAGCCTGAGTCGGTCAGCACACTCACCGGATCCGGTGAACACAGCGATGTTAGCGGGGTTGCGCTGATGGAGCGTATGCGGGCCGATACCGAACGCGTGAGCATCATTAAGACCTGCAGAACAATGTACAAGACTGACCCGCGGGTAAAAAAAATGCACCGAATGTTGGCGCGTGACCTGGTGCGCGGCGGTTTCATCATCAAAACGGATCATACCGAAGCCAAGCAGGTCGCGACCAAATTACAGATCCGCTTACGGCTTAATCAGATCTGTGAGGATTACACCCGGCTTTCTGCGCGGGATGGCGATTCATTTATCGAAATTGGCGTCAATGAGAACCTGGACATCACCGAATTGAGCCGAAAACCGACACTGAAAATGCACCGCAATTCGGATGATGCCGATAGATTCGCGGAGACCAACCGCGCGTTCTGGCTGGATGATTCACCCTTTGGAGCGAGCGCCAGGCCATCGCAAACCGCGATCTGGTTCGCGGAGTGGCAAATGCTGCATCTGCGCTGGGATCATGATGAAGAGAACCGCTATGGCACACCGATGATGGCAAGCGCCACCGGCGTCTATAAACGCCTGTCTGAAGGCGAAACCGATGTGGCCGTGCGGCGCAAAACGCGCAGCGGCCGCCGCTATCACCACGTCATCGAAGGCAGCGCGGCAGACGTTGAAGCCTACAAGGAAACCAACAAGGCAGCGCTGAATTCCCCTTTTGCCGCCATGGTCGATTTTTTCAGCAATAAAAAAGGCTCGATTTCTGTCCTGGACGGTGAGGGCGCGAACCTGGGCGTCATCGAAGACATCAAATATCACCTGGAAACACTTGGCACCGCGGGCGATGTGCCCCTGGGGCTGGTTGGCTACGGCGGAGATTTGAATCGTGACATCCTGGGTGACCAGAAGGATCAATATAACGAATCACTCGAACAGGGTCGCGAATGGCTCTCTGATCAATTCCTGAAGCCGCTCTTCGAGCGTCAATGGCTATTGGCGGGTATCCTGCCGGAAAGTGTTAAATACTCGCTGATCTGGCGGCCGCGCGTCAGCCTGACACCGGTCCTGATCAGGGACCTGGCGGATGCGCTGCTGAAGTTGAAACTCTTGCAGGTCAGCGATGCCGACATCAGCGCGATCTTATCCTACTTTCTGCCGGGCGTTGAGCTGGACGCTGCAACCCTGGCGGCCGCCTCCGGAACGGATAGCGAACGCTTTGCCGGAATGTTGAAAGGCTTGAGCATCTGATATGGCAAAAAAGCTAAGCGAGATCCCGACCAGTAAACTGCAGGCTGCGCAGATCGCGGCCCTCGCCCGCATCCATCTCTGGGTGACCGGAGAAATCCATTTGCGCATCAATGATTTTACGCGCCAGGCGCGGGCGATCCTGATCAAGCGCGCCGATGGCGATGGTGTCTTCGACGGCGCTTCTAGTTACCAGGCGCAAATTGAGATCCTGCGCGCCTGGGGCGATGTGCAAAGCGAGATCCTGAAGTTGATGCAGGCGGGCATGCGCCAGGCCGCGCGCCTGCCGTTTGCGCTGCTGGCCGAGGAGCACCAGCGCCGTTTTGCAGATTTGCCAAAGATGGTCAGCGAGGCGCAGGGATCAGCCTATGCCGGTTGGGTTGAGCAGCAATTCCGTATGCTGATCGATCAGGCCAATACGCGTGTGCTGAACGGTCTAAATTTATCCGGGCGGGTCTGGCGCTTTGATCGCGAAACACGCGAAGATATTAACACATTGATTGTCCAGGCTATTACATCCAAGCAGGACGCCTGGAGCCTGGCAAAGGACCTTGAAAAATATCTTGGATCAAGCCAGGATTGCCCACGTTGGACATCCAGTCGATTGTATGGCCTGACCAAAAGCGATATTGCCAGCGGCGATCTGCAGGGCCTGGTGACCGGTGATGCCTGTGATGGTCAGGGCGTGGCCTACAAGGCGCTGCGCATGGCGCGCACTGAAATTCAGGCTATCCATGCTGATGCAACCACTCGGCAACTGGCAGCCTCGCCATGGGTACAAAAGGAAAGGATCGTGCTTTCTACTGGTCACCCTGAACCGGACATCTGCGACGATGTCATCAACGAGGGCGATGATGGCAAAGGAATTTACGAAGTTGGCAGCATCACCCTGCCGCTGCATCCTCAATGCCTTTGCTACAAAGTGGCCGTTTCGATGAGTGACGATGAATTCGTTGCCAACATGCGCGGCTGGCTAGATAACAGCCAGGCCTGGCCGGAGATGGATGCCTACAGCGCCAATGTGGGTGGCACAAGCGCCAACCTGGCAGCTGAAAACGCGGCGCTTAATACCTGGCTATGGGGCACGGAGAAAGAACTGGAAAAGGTGATGAAATGAGCCTGACCGGAGATATCAAGGACCTTTTGGAAGCCGATACCGCCCTGATGGCAATCTTGACCGGCGGCGTGCATGATGCTGTTGAAATTTCCCGCCAGCTCACGCCCGGGGCTTTCGATGCAAATAATGAGATTAAACCTTGTGCACTGGTCAAAACTGGTACAGAGACTGCTGTTCACAACAAGATCAGCGCGATGCAAACTTCGTTGACGATCTACTTCTACCAGCGCACCGGCTACACAGTTATCGATGTTGCGCTGGCCAGAGTTTTAGCAATTCTCAATCTCTATCACGCGGTCAACATTTGGGAGATTGAGTTTAACAATGAAATTGCGCGGTCAACTGATGATGCTCTGGCTTCATCGCTGGCCGTTCAACGATATGACGTAATCCGCAAACGGTAATTCACATTCAAATGGAGGTCTGAAATGGCAGGATTTGGCGATCAGCCAATGGGCATCAAGCAGATAAAAATCAAGGTTGGCGCGGTAGTTAAGGAATTACCTGCCGGTATAACCTTGAAGTTCAAAGAGAAGGTCATCAGCGCGCGCGGGCGTGGGGGTGATCGTCTTGTAGCGCTGGCCAGCGTTCCGGACGGCGTTGAATGGGAAATGGGCAGCCTGGGTGTGCCACTGGAAGCATACGCGATGATGACCGGGCTAACGGTGGACACTACCGGCACAACGCCCAACCAGATAAAAACGCTATCCAGTAGCGATAGCAACCGTTACCCCTATTTCGATATCTATGGCAAGTCCCTGGGGGTAGGTGCGGATGATATCCATGTGCATATCATCAATGCCAAGCTGACAGAAGGCATGGATGCGCCCTATGAAGATGGAAAGTTCACCAATAGCGGCTTCAAAGGCGAAGCGTTGGATTGGGAACTCGTACAAAATGAGACCGCAGCTACCCTACCTGCGGATGCATAAATGAATTCCTTCTAACTCTCCCCAGGCGAAAACTTGGGGAGAGTGAAGAGAAAAGGTGAATCATGGATAAAGCAGCATTGGAACAATCAAAACAAGCAAAGCGCGAACAACTGGCGGCCTGGCGCGCATCTCGCACACAGGAATTATCACTGCCATCCGGGCTGACCGTGTCTGTGCGTGATGCCAGCATTATGGATCTGGTTATTAATGGCAATATTCCTGAGACATTGATGGGTTCAATTATGAATCAGGTAGGTAATGGTGAGCAGGTGGACCTTTCCATGTTCAGCTCAGATAATGAATTTGGCAAGCTGATCAATGAGATGGTCAAGATCTGCGTGGTAGACCCACCCATCGCAGATGTTGCCGATGAAGATCATCTGGCGTTATCTGAATTGTCCGGAGACGATAAGATGGCCATCTTCAATCACGCCAACCGGGAGGTTGAACAAGTAAAAACCTTTCGCAGCGAACAGAATGAACTTGTGGACGCTGCACAGCCTGGGTGAGGCATACGGCAAAAGACCATCCGAATTTCTGGGGATGGAAACGCCCTGGGGATCATTCCAGGTTGATTATGCGGCAATGATCGTTGGTAGACAGGTAGAAAAAGACCTGGCAGATGGCAAGCCAGTTGGTCCGCAAAAAGCTGGCGAGCAAAATTATTTAGATCCGCGATTATTGCACAAGTTCGGCACAGTCAAGATCAAACCGGACGGAACCTGGTAAGGAGATTTATATGCTGGTAGGCAGTGCATATGGGAAGGTAGGTCTAGATAGCAGAGGCG